ACTTATTGTGCGCCAATGTGCCAAAAAGTGCGCCGCGCTCCTCCCCCCATACCCCCCGCGCAGTGGCGCGCGCTATGGCGCACTTTCCGCGCGATTGCGCGCCAATGTTTTATTAACGCACTATGGCGCACTATCGCGCACTATGGCGCAAATAATTTAATATAAAAGGATAGTAATGACACCCACACAAAGATCCATAGCATACCTAAAATCGGAAGGTTACACCGTCGCTATCGTTGAGCATTGGAATCACTTTGCGCGGATCCGGCAAGATCTTTTCGGGTTTATTGATCTCTTGGCAATACGCAAGGGCGAAACTCTGGCGGTGCAGGTCACTGCTTCTGGGGTTTCTGCCAGGCTTAAAAAGATTATGGATCACCCCAATCTTCCTGTGGTGCGGGATTGCGGGTGGAAGATTGAGATCCACGGGTGGCGTAAGTCGGCAGCGGGGCGGTATGTGCAGCGTATTATTGATGTGTCGTGATGTGGGAAAATTGTAATTTTTTTAATTTATTTGTATTTTTGGGTTGCGTAACACATTTATGTCTATTATTATGGTAGGTGCGTGAACTCTCCAGTTAAGCGCATTCCCGTTTTACGGCAACCTTAACGAGCGGGCGTTGTGTGTGGGGTTGCCGTTTTTAAAGGGCGTTGTTATGGATCGCAAGAAAAACGCGGCGTTGTTTGTTAGTGTTCTGTTTCATTCGGGCACTAACGCGCATTTTATGCACTTGCAGACAAAAAACTATTCCGAGCACAAGGCGTTACAGAAATACTACGAAAACGTGATTGATATTGTTGACCGCTGGGCCGAGGCGTACCAGGGGTGTTATGAGATTATAGACACCTATCCGGCTGACTTTCACATTGCCAAGGCACCTTTAAAGTATATTGAGTCTGTTAGCGAATTTGTGCAGTCTGTACGCAAGGTCTTGCCGCAAGAATCACAACTGCAAAATATTATTGATGAGCTGTGCGAGCTTATAGACTCAACCCTTTATCGACTGAGGAATTTAAAATAATGCCAAGCACTTCCCCAGCTCAAGCTCGCATGATGGCGGCGGCAGCGCATGACCCTAAGTTTGCCAAGAAGGTTGGGGTGCCGGTTTCTGTGGCGCGAGACTTTAACCAAGCTGATAAGGGCAAGCGTTTGGCCGAAGCGATGCAGAAAATGCACGGAAAAAAGAAAAATGGCTAACAAGGGTCAATTTAAAAAAGGTGAGAAAAGGCCTAAAGCTGGGCGGCCTAAAGGGTTGCAAAACAAAGCCACTATTGTGGCAAAAGAGGCCATAGCCCGTTTTGTTGATGGCAATGCCGACAGGTTGCAAGAATGGCTAGACCAGATCGCAGCCAACGATGGGCCACAAGCAGCCTTCAAATGCTTTTCTGATTTGCTTGAATACCATGTGCCAAAACTGTCTCGCGCAGAAGTCAGCGGGCCCGATGGCGGGCCCCAGCAGGTTGAATGCACTTGGAAGGCGGCAGAGTGAGTAATGTTAAGCAAATCGAGATACCTTACGCGCCCAGACGCGCTTTTCTGCCATTTCATAACCGCAAGCACCGGTGGGCATGCTTAGTCGCGCATAGACGCGCAGGAAAGACGGTAGCAGCCATTAACGACATGATAAGGGCAGCGTTCATGTCACGAGACACAATGCCGTTATACGGCTACGTAGCGCCGTACAGGAGCCAGGCTAAGTCTGTGGTCTGGGACTATCTTAAGCATTACGCGGCACCTATCAGCAAAGAAAATAATGAAGCAGAGCTCACGGTCACGCTGCTGAACAACAGCAAGATCCGGTTGTTCGGGGCCGATAATGCAGATGCAATGCGTGGATTAGGGTTTAGTGGGGTTTACCTTGACGAATTCGGGGATTTTAAACCAAGCGTTTGGGGTAACGTGGTGCGCCCTGCATTGAGTGACAAGCAGGGTTGGTGCGTGTTTGGCGGCACCCCCAAGGGAAAAAATCAGTTTTACGATATACGTCAGACAGCTGCTAAACAAAAGGATGATTGGTTTTTGTTAGAGCTCCCGGCGAGCAAATCGGGTTTGTTACCGGCCACCGAGCTTGATGCGGCAAGGACGCAGCTCAGTAAAGACCAGTTTGACCAAGAGTATGAGTGCTCATTCGAGGCAGCCATTCTCGGCGCTTTCTACGGTATTGAGATGCGCGAGGCTACCGAGACTGGCCGCATCACCCGGGTTGATTACCAGCCCGAGGTGCCAGTGCATACTGCCTGGGATCTTGGGTATCGGGACGATACGGCAATCTGGTTTTATCAGGTTATTAGTGGCGAGATTCACTTAGTAGATTATTATGCTGTCAGTGGATCCAACATCACTGAGCTTGCTAACGTGGTGTTAGCCAAACCCTACCGCTATGGCAAGCATTACCTGCCGCATGACGCACGAGCAAAGACTTTGGCAGCCGCAGGTAAGTCGGTGATCGAGCAGATGGCAGAGCACCTGGGCATCAACAACATGGCTATCGTGCCGGATTTGTCCGTGCAGGACGGCATTCAGGCTGTTAGGCAAATGTTGCCTCGGTGTTGGTTTGACGAAGACAAATGCGCTGAAGGCATCGAGGCGCTGCGACAATATCAACGTGAGTATGACGAAGACAAAAAAGCATTCCGGCAAACGCCCAGGCATGATTGGTGCTCGCACCCAGCCGATGCGTTCAGAATGTGCGCTATTGCGTGGCGAGCGGAGCCTACAGCACGACCGCCTGATGTAGTAAAACCGTTAATGGTCGGGCCCGATAACACGGTCACGCTTAACGATATGTGGGCAACAATGAAATCAACCAGGAGCAGTCGATTATGAGCGGCGTAAACAATCCGTATCGTTATTTTTATGAGCATGTGGCAGCATCATCATCAGCCCAGGTATTGGGCGGTACTGGCGCTGTGGGTGATTACTTGCATCGATTAGTCTGCACGGTGTCTACGGCAGCAACATCATTAGTCCAGATCGTTGACGGAACGGGCACAGGCATCCTCACGCATACCGTGCTGCCTAATGCCGTTGGTGGTGGTATTGGCGTATACAACATTGAATTAAATGTTGTGTCGGCTAACGGGGCGTGGAAAGTCACGACTGGGGCCGGTGTTGAGGTTATGGCTGTTGGCGTGTTTAGCGCATAAGCAATGGCCGAAGCAGACCGCATAGCCGCAGCGTTGCGTTATCAGCAAGAGTTAGATAACGCGCAACGTCCGGCATTTGGCAATCCGAATATGCTTGCTCAAGGCAGGAAGATGAACTTGCCTGAACGTCAAGCCTATAGCGCAGAAGCGCCCGATTGGATGGCCAAAGGGCTACCCATGGAAGGCAGGGCAACTATTTTGCCATTCCGTGATACGGAATCAAAAAGAGAGATTGCGTTACCTGGGCTTATTGCCAGTGCATTAAATTCAATGACCGCGCCAGGTCGCGCATTCTCTGGCAGTGACCCAACATTTAATCCAATGTCAGAAGGGATAGATTTTGCGTTGAATACCATGGGCGGTGGAATGGCGGCATCAAAAGCCGCGCCTGTTCCTGCCGGTTCGTTGGGTATGTTTATTGGAAAAACAGCTAAAAATTGGGATTCAAATGCAGCAATAAAAGCGTTAGAAATGGAAAAAGCAGGCGTTGATCCTAAAATGATATGGCAGGAAACTGGCACCTGGAAAAGCCCAGATGGGCAATGGCGGCAAGAAATCAGCGACAAAGGTTCAAAGATCACTGAAGATGTCTATAACCAAATATCGGCTAATAAACAATTTAAAGGCCCGATGGAGCAAGCCTTGCAACATGAGGAACTTTATAAAGCCTATCCAGAAACGTCCCGCATACCGACAATAATGTTTGCGGACGAAGCTCCATCTGGTAATGTTTTGCGTGGTAAGGAAGGCACATTTCAAGTGCCACAGATAACAGTTGGCGGCCCAAGTCAAATGGCCCAAAGAAGTGTAGGGTTGCATGAGTTACAACATACAATCCAACAGAGAGAAGGTTTTGCTAGGGGTGGTAATTTAAATGAATATGCAACTGGCCCAATGTTTGATAAAACAGCAAGGGATTTAACTACTGATTTAAGCCAAGTTGTTACAGGCGGTGTAAGCGCAAAGCCTTTAGAAGTTTTACAAGGATTGAAGTACACAGACCCAAAAGACATTGAGCCAATTATCAAAAAATATGGTTTTAAAAACATTGATGAAGTCAAATCTTTTATTTATGATGAAAATGAAAGAAGAACACCATTAGGTCAATACTTGCGTACCGCTGGAGAAGCTGAAGCCAGAGCAACACAAAAACGCAGAAACATGACAACAGAAGAACGCAGGGCAAAATTTCCTGTTGAGTCTTATGATGTGCCGATCAATCAATTGATTATTAGGCAATAAAATAAATGGAAACGACCAGCACCGGCATTCAAAAATACTTAAATATCGTTAGCCAATACGACAACGAATTTAAGAAGTGGGAAGCACGAGCAGAAAAGATTGTTAAGCGGTATCGTGATGATAACCGCAGCACACACACTAACGAGACAGCAAAATTCAATATTTTGTGGTCTAACGTACAAACCTTGATTCCCGCTGTATACGCAAAACTGCCTAAAGCTAATGCCGAGCGTAGATTTGGTGACAATGATCCTGTTGGTCGCGTTGCTAGTGAGATCGTAGAGCGGGCGCTAGATTACGAGATCGAGCACTACCCAGACTTTAGAGCCACCATGCGCTACGCGGTTGAGGATCGGTTCCTCGGTGGTCGCGGCACTGCCTGGGTG